ACTGACTCTTGTAGCTTGTTCTCTACTGTTCTACTAGAAGCACCTGTTCCACCTTGGTTATAGGTAGCACTCGCTGCGTCTGTAGCTGTACCAAGATAAGCATTGTATCGTATTTGAATATCTGCATTAAGTGGTGGTGCAGTGCTGAATGTAACTACAGCAGCGGCAGTCGTGTATGTGTCTGTATGTTGAGTTACACCATCAATAGTGATAATCAAAGCCTGTGCGTTAGGAATAGCAGTAACACCACCTGTTATGGTGAAGGCAACTTGAGAGCCTGTTCCAGTGAATTGATATGATGAAGCTAATACACCACCTGCAAACGCAGCGGCCACTGAAGCATCAATATCAGTCATAGTTGAGCCTGATACAGCAACATCACCGTTACTATCAAAGCCCATCATTTTAGTAGCTCTAGTAGCAGCCTTATCCAGCAACATATTAGGATTTACATCTGTAGTAGGCGCTCTAACTGAGTTGTTAGCTGCACTCTCGTTCTGCTGTGCAAGCATGGTTAGCTTGTCTAAAGCGTTCTCATGAGTTTCGGCAGCAAAGGGATCATTCTCTACATAGTCGGTAAGTTGCGTAGCTGTAATAACACGCTCTATAGTGATAATCTCAGAGGCTGTTCTACCTGTGCCAAAGATAACATTACCTCCACCAGTCACACCAGCATTAGTTACTGTGTAATCTGTGGTTAAGGTCTTCAATACATCATTCACGTACACCTTCAAATCCGCATCTGCAAATATCTTGAATGTATATGCAAATGTTGTTTGTGATGCTGTTGCTGTATAACTTACTTTATTTGTTGTGCTTGCTACTGTCATAGTGTTCCTCTAATTGTTCTCGATTATAACAAAATTATTTGCCTGTATTTTGTAGAATTTCTTTGGCGCTTATGTTGCCCTCATCTGCAGCTTCTTGTATCTTTTTAAGTATGTGCAATCTACCCGCCTCACTTGGCGCATTAATGAACTCTTGTAAGAATGCGTTATAATTATCCCTGACTATAATATTCCGAATCCTAACACCTAAGCCTTTCTCTTTTGCTATTACGGCCTCTATCTCTTCTTGAGTTCCCTCATAGTTCTTATCTTTCATAACATTTTGCAGGTACTGCATAGTTAAGATAGACTGTTCTGCTGACTTTTGTCTTACATCTTTAAGGTCTAAATATTCATGCACACCTTGATCTGATACCTTGATGAATCTACCAATCAAGTTTTCAATACCTGGGGCTTTAACAAACCCCTCTACGTTTTCTAACGACGGATCTGTTAAATACGACATCAAGTCTGACTCAATCTCCTTTACATCATCTGAGAACCTACCTCTAGCAGACATAACAATCTTACCGCCAGAAGAATCCCAAACATGCCCTAAGAAAGCATTGCTACGATAATCGCCACCAGCATCCCACTTCATCTTAGTTATAGCTGGACCATTTCTGAAGTCATCATAAGGATTTTGATCTATATTGTATTGCCCTATCTTTGAAATTAAAGAATAATAAGGAGACATAGACGGTATCTGTCCAGCACCATAAGAGAGCCACTCTGACATTTCAGCATCTTTATCTCCCATTATCTGGGTTACGCCCTTCCATGTTATGCCACCAAAGAATCTTCCTGTCTCATCTTGTGGAATTCTAAAGTACACAGCCTTCCCTTTTTCGGTTAAACCTACAGGAATGATTATGTAGTTAGCTTTATCATATTCAGATACGGCCTGCATGATCGTCATATTCTCGTCACCCCAATCACCTGCCAACATACTTGCCATAATAAACTTTGGCATCATATTATATTGAAATACGTTGTAGAAAAACTCTACTGGTCTTTCTTTCATTACCTCAATATCACCACGCCAACCTTCTTTCATAGCGTTTGAGAACATAAATAGGTTGTTTGTAGCAGGAGTCCACCTTCCTTGGCGAAGGAATGCTGGAGAACCAACTTGCGCTCTAATGATATGTCCACGCTCTTCAGGAGTCATTCCAGGATGATGCTTTTTCAAATAGATATGTCCAGCAACTTTAGGGATTCTTTCTAAAGATTGTCCAATATTGTGCCATTGTCTCCATAACCACTGAAGAGGTTTTGTCACCTGGTTGTCCCACTTATGAGGAATTTGATGCCAACGCTTCAGCATTCTTTCATGTTCACGATCAAACTTGTTATCACCCCATCTATTCTCGATAGAGATCAACTCATTATTCTTGTACATCTCTTTCATGATTGCGTCAGGAATACCGTATGTACCCTTAAATGCAGGAACAATACCTTTGGTATAAGAGCCTAACATCTGTACAAACTTTAAGTATGGTACGCTTTTAACTATCGGTCCGCTAGATGGTATATTTCTAACTAGACGCTTATAGTCACGCCATACGTTGAACATCCAGAAGCCATAGTTCAATTCTGTAAATACTTTTCTAAAAGGTGTATTCATAGCACGCATAAATGTAACCATCGCCTCACCATCTAAGTGTCCTTCTTTAAATGATCTGACCACGTATTTATCTAGATAATATCCTTCCATCTTTCCGTTTCTCATTATCTCGATTAACGCAAGGTCCTTATCTTTAGGATTTTCAAACTCCCAGTGCTTTCCGTTGTACTTTTTGTCAGCAGGTTCAAATCTCATCATAGGATTTGTCTTAGACTCTACCTCATAGAATCTTAGTACCTTATCCAGAGCAAGGAATCTACTTGTTGCTTTCATTAACAGCATGTCATTAATCAGTGTTCTTGTGAAAGGGTTGGCGACATCTTTTAATGTGCCGATCTGTCCAAAAATCTTGCCGCTTGTGCCAGCGCCATAGTTGCTGTCCATATACTCAACAACATCAAAGGTTACATAGGCCTTGTTATTTTTAATTTTAGCTACCAAGTTTGGATCGTACATGTGCGTTTGCTCAATACGATCAACTACCCATTCCTTTCTTACTTCCCAGAACTCATTAGCAAGCCGTGGAAGTTTAGGCATTGATTTTTCCATTTCTTTAATCTTTACAAGAGAGGTCTCCTTATCAAAACCTCTAGGGTTAAATATATCGCCACGCTCTTTACCACCCTTCTCATTAACAACTCTGTGATGGAATAAATATTCACCAACATCATTAATCTTAATGCCGTTCTTTTCCATGGTTTTAATTACAGAGTTGGCCATATCCGTCATAAATCCTTCGTTCTCAGAGCCTTGGTATTGAAACTCTTCTACTTTGTAGATAGGATTGTCTTTATCTTTGAGTGTCTTTTTAAGCGGAGCTACATCTTTGATTAAGTCCCAGTATTTATCGTACACATCTCTCATTATTCCATGGGCTACATCTTTAATTGACTTGGCTGTGCTAACTTCCTCAAGCGCTATTCCTTCTGCTTTATCAAATCCATCTCTTAGTCTTTGACTAGCTACATCTAAAGATTTGCCGCTAGATAAGTCTTCTTGAACCTTGTTATAGGCTTTATAGAACTCTGGCTTTTTCTCTAACCAGCTAAAGAAGCCTTTGTATGCTGATGGCGCTGTCTGTTTAGCAAAATGTGGGTTTGTTAATATAGCGCTAAGGAAGTCTGCATATAGCTCTTTAGTATTATGACGGTATGCTGTGTATTTTGGATCAGCATTGACATCAAAAGGTCTCCACATTCCTGTCAGAGTTTTTAACTCATCCATAATTACATCTCTACTAAGAAGCTCTCGTCTCTCTACTTCCTTGTAAAACATCTCTTCGTATTTAGCCTTTATCTTGTCTTTAAGGTCTTGTGAAGGCGACTCTTTATCTTTCTTCTCTAGCGCTCTAATTTCGGCATATACTTCACCCTTAGCGGCAGTTCTTAGTATATCTTTCTTTAGTTTTCTATCAGCCTTCTGAATAAACAACCAGATAGCAGGATCAAGTTCACCTTTGTGCATTACGCCAGTAAATATATCTTTGACTTGTTGTGGCGTTAATCCAGTCTCTTCAGAGTCTTTTACCGCTACTTCAATCTCCGACTCAAGAATCTTTTTAGCATCTCTGCGTAACTTATTCTTTTCTTTAGTAGTTAAAGGCTTCTGTCCACCTGGACGACCCTCTAAGTAATGACTTACATACTTGCTTAAAGCGCCAATACGTCCAAGGATATTACCCCTAGACATTGTATAATTCTTTTCACCAGATAGCCAATCAACCATGTGACCAATTTCATGTGCAAGTGTTGCTGCGGCTTCTTGTGGGTTTTTAGCAATCTCAGCTAGTAATTCAATTCTGCCACTCTCAGCATCGCCTTTTCTATGTCTGAACATGCCAGCAGCGCCACCTGATAATTTCTCAAGCACTGAAGGGAGTTTTCCATCTCTTAGTAAGTGTACTAACTCTACCAAGGCAGGCATGTTCATTATCTTGTTAGCCTGTTGCGATCCGTTAATCACGTCCATGTTGTAGCCTGCATCAGACGCTTCACCTTTAGGAACTGTCTTCTCTGTCCATTGTGGGCGAGATGCTTCTGTTTCTTCGTAGCCTGGCTCACGGTCTTTTGCTTCAAACTCAACTCTAGCATCATTTTCTTTTCCAGTCTCTACTTTATCTTTAGCATATTCATCTACTTTTTCTTTAATAACTGCTAACTCTTTACCCGCTGCAGTCTGTTCAGCAAATGCAATGTCTTTAGCGTTTTCTGCTTTTAATACAAATATAGCATCATCACCAACTTTACCTTCTCTTTGTGCTTTGAAGATGATTGAGTCATACCCTTTATCTTGTAGTATTTCAGCAACCTTCAATAGTTGAGATTGACTGTCAGCTATATCGAGAACACTCCTAGCTTGATCTTTGGTAAAGATTGCAGGGTGGTTTGGCGAGATTCTTGCTAATGTTTGCTGGAAGTATTCCACCATCATAGCGCCACCTTCTTTGCTTGCTATACCAGAGAAGCTATTTTGTTCAGCAGTAATTGCTAATGAAAAGTCCTCTGAATAGAATCTATATCCAGGCTCAATACCTTCATCTTTAGCAACCTTTCTCAAGTCTAATGGCGCTGTATATCTTATTTGGGTTCGTATGAAATTAGGGTTGTCATGTTGCTTAGACATTGAGTCTGCTAATCCGTCTGAACCAAAGAGTAAAAAGCCATTTCTTGGGTTGAAACCTTCTCTTGAGATAACGTCAGCATCAGTCTTGCCAACAAGATGAGTTACTAGAACTTCACCTACTTCGTTGTCGTATTCTGGAATCTTTAGCTCATCAATACGGTCTAAAGGCTCTGCTAACTTTTGATTCTTGCTTACATAGTCTGGGTAATGGAATCCTGTTTCAACAAAACGCTTATGATCTGCTATTTGAGCCTCTACTGTTTCTTGACTCTTAACGTATTCGTCAATCTTGCCTCTATAAGTTTCTACAAAATCCTTACCGAATGCGCTCTCTATTAATTTATATGTATTTGTTTCAGCCTCTACAGCCATATCCTCTAAGCCTAATTCTTTTAAGGCATCTATACCCTGCTTAGACTCTTCCATAAATGACTTAATTTGCATGTCAATCTCATCTAAAGGCTTGGCTTCTGTTTCCCTACCCTCAATAATCTTTGACACTTCAGCAAAGCTCTCATCTAGAATAATATGTCTACCTTTCGACTCTGCGTAATCAGCAATGGCTATAATCTGTTGGGCATTAAGCTCGCCTTCAAAATCTTTAATAACCCAATTGCCGTTTTCCACCATCTCAAAGGTAATCTTTGTATGTGGCGATCCTGGCTTCTTGTTAGTACCCATCACTTCTAATGTTGTAGCCTCGCCTTCTTTTACATCCATGAAGCGAGATAGCTTAATCTCTTCACCTTTTACGTTCACATTGCTTCGAGATACTTGCTCAATACGCTTCATTATCTGTGCAACAAGATTTAAGTAATACTCTGGCATTACAAATTCTTTCTTGCTTAGTATTTGAGATAGTTGTTGTGCTAATTCAGGATTAGCTTCCATATCTTCTCTTACCTTTCTAGGGTCGATGTTGTAGTCTTTATACATCTTAGCAAGGTTTTTACGAATGTACCAGTCTGTCTGACGAACCTGCTCTTCAATTCCTGACTTAGTGGATGAGAATGTTTTGTTACCGCCTCGCAACACTAATAACACAGCTGCAGTTTTTCCGAAATCACTCCAAGTTGGAGTGTAACCGTGCATCCAACCACCCATTTTAACCATTGCTGCAGTTTCAGTTGCTAGTGTTGCTCCGCTTGTTATTGTTCTTCCTGTAAAAGTCTTCCCTGAAACGCCCATTATCTTTGTAGCATAACGTGTTAAAGCTCCTACTTCACCAGTGACAAGACCGATTAGAAATTCTTTGCCGCCTTCTTCTAGCGCATGTCCAAGAACTTGAAGAAACTCAACGTCATTTTCAACAATTCCAGCCTCCATTAAGTCTGTCATAGCAGTACGCATTACAGCAGGAACACCAAACGCAGCGCCCATTGAACACCCTGCCGCTGCAGCTCCTATAACTGTTGGATGAGCGCCTACTTTTGAACACGCAATACCACCAGCAATACCAGCTGGAATCATAACTGGCAGCTCTGATACTACAGCGGCAACGTCAAATATTACTTGCTTGGAGAAGTCTTGTTGTCCGTATGCTTGAGTCGCAATAAAGAACTCTGCAATGTTCCTAGGGGCATCTGGGTCTCCAGACTTTAATGCAACCAGATTGTTAATTAAACCAATAACACTGCCGTTAGTACCTAGCCTAACAGTTTCTGGAATACTCCAATTCTTACTCATTAAATCTGGGTCAATCTTATAGCGTCTAATCCATTCATTAATTTTGTCGTACCCTTGTTTTGTTGCTTCGTCTACCTCGTCACCAATGACAATCTCAGGCATTCCAGCAATAGCAAGACTCTTATTCTCAATCATGAAATTTTGAAGTTGCTCTATTTCTGCGTCAGTTAAGTTTACTGCTGGCTTCATATCTGTATAAGACTGTTGCCTGTAAGTGTCAAACTGTGCAAGACCTTCTCTAACCTCTTCCCAAGGCGTTTCATTTGTTACAGATTCATCAATAAATTCTGCAACCTTTGGATTGCCTTCCCACATCTGGCTAAGGATTTCCTTTCTAGTGTATGGAGTCCATGTTTTGTAATTGTTGTAGTTATCTTCAGCGTGTTCAGCTTCTTGCCAATTACCACCTTGATAATCTTTTTCAATTTGATAATTCCAGTTTCTACCATCCGTTCCTTCAAACTGATAATGTAGTCCTGGTGTCAGGTGTGAAATAGTTGGTTTTATATCGAAGTTGAACTTACCTTCATGCCCACCAACTTCCATAATAGGACTATAGCCAGATTGTGATAAAGGGGTAATTGTTGAAAGGTTTCGCTGATTAGCGTTTCCAATAATATTAAGATAGTGGTCAGTTCCGTAGCCAGTGTCTTCTGTAATTTCAGCATCTGTAAAACCTGCTTTAGCTAAGTTGTGACGCTCCCTAAGAAGATCAGCGTTTATCTCATCATCCGTAAATCCTGCGTCCTTTAAATCTAGTCTATCCTGAATCTGCTGAAATGCTGGTATCATCTAATTAAGTCCTAATAATTTAAGTCTAGCTCGCCACGCGGTAGGAGTTTCTGTTCCGTTTGGATACTGATTATAGCCTGGATGATCTGTTGGGAACTGTATTCTTTTAGCAGCGTTACCATGCCACGCATCTGCGTAATTAGCATCAGTGAGAGCCTTAGCGTATTCATACGTCGTCCCTTCTGGGAAATGAGAATTGCGTCCATATAATTCGATTATCATTTGGTTCTTACCTGACTCAATGACGTTGCCTTTTTCGTCAAGAACCACATCAGCCTTAGCATCATCGCCACCGTACCAGTCTTTAACGTCTTCCCAGAAAGTAGTCCTATCGTCGTCGAATTTCTGAGTAGGTGTCATATAGCTAGGGTCGTCTGGCTTTTCATCTGGCATAGTGCCGTTGATAGAGTTGATTAAAGTATCCACTATGTAATCAGGACTATTAAAATCCAACATGCTCATCCACGTCTTCCCAGCCTTTTCTCCTTCCTTGAGCATTGTCTCTAGCTGCTGGTCGAAAGCTGTAACTTTGTCATCTGCTGCAGCCATTTTATTTTTAAAAATATTAAGCTTTCCTTCAGCTGTCATGTATTTTTCCATGCCTGATAATGGCCCAGAGAATACTCGTCTCGCATGATCTGTAGCGGTGTTCATTGAAAGAGATAGTTCTGAATTTTTACTCTTGTCGCTAATAGCTTTAATCAGCTTATCCACTTCCTCTACTGGCATGTTTTTTGCTGCAGCTCTTACAAGCCTCTCCACTTCATGCGGGTCTTTTGTAACGTCGTTAATCTTAGCGACCGTACCATCTTGTATTTTTCTTTTTATGTCTTGGAAAAGAGGAGTCCAGTGATATACACCTTTTTCTTTTAACTGATTAAACCAATACATATCTCTACCAGATGGCAGCCCTTCACTCACAGCTTCCACATCTTGTATTGTCAACTCACCAGCTAAGAACTTCTTCGATAAACTCTTCTCTAAAGATTCAAGATTTATATTATTTTGTCTTTTTTCCGCTTTAATTCTTAGACCTAAGTTATCTTTAAAGAACTGACGTAATTTTTTCCTATCTGGCTCACCAATAGACTCATCATTGTTGATGTTAATGATTGCCTGGTCATAGTGCGCTGCTGTATATCCAGTTTCCATATTGTTGGGATTAACCTCTAAACCTAAACCTCCCAAAGCGTTCTCGTATGCAGAGAAGAATGCCAGATCAGCTTTAGCATTATCATTCAATTTTGTCCACTTGGCAACATCTCTATGAACAACAGAACCTGAAAGGGCCTCTGTGAACATGTTGTTAATACCATCAAAGGCTTCTTGCTTTTGCTGTACGCTAGGGCTTGTTTTAATTGTTTCTAAAAAGGCACTATGGTTTGTTTGGTCATTTGCTGAAAGTCTAGCAAATCTCTGTTTTCTCCCAAACACGCCAGCACTTTCATAAGCTGCATTAAACTTGTCGTTAAAAATAACACCAAACTCTGAAACAGCTTTATCATCTTTACCAGCGGTAAGCTCTTCCCATGCAGCACCCCATTGCGTCTCTTCCCTCTTCTGCCAAAATCCCTTCTCATTATTACTTAAATACGTAGGGTCGTATCTAGCCTCATTCCATTTCTGTGACATTTTGGAAAGTCCAGAGTCCATATCTTGGACCTGTTGACGGATTTCACTCTGATCCATGTCATCGTCAAACGCTTTTTGTATTTGTAATGCTGCACTTGTTATTGAAGAACTCATATTCAATGCAGCTCGCCCCGAAGCACCAGCTTGATTAATCCACCCTGAGCTTCCGCCTGAAGTACCTTTGTAGCCGATTTGTGTGCCTTGTCTTGCTCTAATCGTAATTGCCATGTGTTATCCTTTTTTTCCAACAGCATAAGAGCTTGCTGCGCCACTGATACCTGACAGTAGAGAGCCTGTTGCTTGACTTTGTGCTGCTGTAAATTTATCTGCTCCAGCCGCCCAGAGCTTATGTGCATTCTTAGCGCCTGTTCTATAGATCTGAGCTTGGTCTTCTTGTAAATCGTTTAGAGTGTTCATGGCTACCAACATTGGAGAGCCAACACCTGCTGCAACACCAGCACCGCCAGCTTGAGCCATCTGCATGTGCATCTGCTCCAACATCTGACGTTGTAACACTTTTGCTTCGTAATGTGACCTTTCTAATTCTTGATGATATTCGATCTGTCCAGCTTTGTATCCAGCCTTACCAGCTTTCATAGCGCCTTGAGCGCCCATTACTCCACCAGCTAATGAGGCTGCTCCTGCAATACCTGCTGCAATCCAACTCATGATATATCTCCTAAACTATTCAACTCTTTCTCTGTGGCAATCATACCAATTTCCTCGTAAGTCTCAGCGATAACTTCACTCTCAATCTCAGCTAACTTATCTTCACCAAGATGTTGAGTTAAATGCACTGTAGTCCAGATAGTGTCTTCCTCTACCAGAACCGCTCTTTTTAAGCCGACCTCTGATACAAATGTACAGGGAGCTGTGTAATACTTCTTGCCATACTCTGTTACTACCGATACCACTCCTTTAGAGATGATATTGATATGTGAGTGCCTGTGTATCTTACCGACTACTAGTGACCCCTTGGGTAAGTGAATCTCTCTAGCGTATGTTCCACAACCATATTCATCTACTACTGGAGCAAAGTAATGCTTTAGAGTTGATTGGTCTTTCTCAAAGTCTCCAGACTCAATGCCACTCTCTATTGCTTCTTGCAGGTTTATAACACCTTCTCTAGCCTTTACACGAGACAATGAATTTTCACCTTCAATTTTCTCTAGTGCTTGCATTAATCACTCACCGTTAGTGTTCCATGAATACCCAATACCGTTAATGGTAAAGGTTGTTCTTGTTTGATTTCAATAATACCATCTCTGTCCCAACCAAGATTAGTAACTCTCTTATCACCTGTAAATAAGCCTACACCAGCACTCATTAGATCTGCTGACGTTCTGAATGGTAGTTGGTCTCCATTAATCTTCACACCTGTTGTATTAAGCAATCTAACCTTAACTTCATTCCATCTCTTCTTCAGTCCTTGAGCCTTTCCTGCTTGAGAACCTGCCTCAACACGCATAGTCTTTAAAGTAGATGTAAAGTTTAATCCTACTTCAATAGCAACATTACTCCAACCTGTTGGTACAGATATAGTTATAGATCCGCTTGAGACTGTCTTATCAGGGAATACAGCATCATTTATCACTACATTGACCGTTTCCCCTTCTAAGTGAGAAAGTCCGCTTACAGACGTTGTGGCTGTAGATACAGTACCAGTGATACCAGAGTCAACATTAATATCTGGGTCTAGGTACTCAACGTATCTGACTGATGAACCGTTTATTGTTCTTTGTACTAACACCCATAACTGATCTTGAGTTGTGTTTGTAATTACTGTTAGGCTTTCTACTTTAGAGTCTGTACCACCTACCTCATGTCCTGCCCATGCAACAACATCTTCTGGACGTTCATAAGTCATACTAAGTAGCTTACCATCTGCTGTACAAGACCAAACAATAGAGTCTGGCTCTTGCTGATAGTCCATATCTTTAAGATAGCCAGAAGTAATATGTTCTGCTAACAATGTCATATCAGGCGCAATGTACCCGTTGTCTTGATACTGATAAGAGAACTCTCTAAGCTTGCGTCTTGCTCTTTGGGCGAATAATATAGAATTACCTACTTGTAACGGAGGGATTGTCCAACTTCCATAAGTAGTCTGCTGAGTTACCATTACATTAGATGGTGTTAGAGGCTCACCTTGTGGGCGACCTACTTTAAATTCACCACCACCTGTACCAACAATAAGATCTCTACTTGGTTGCATCCATCTAATAACATTCACTCTGTTAGTAGCAATAGCGTATTCCATAGATTGATCTGCAAGACCAGTACCCTGATCGAAGTTCTCATAGTCTGCTGTTTGAGAACCCCAGATAGTTTGTGGAGATGCTGATGTACCTGCAAAGAATAATCTCTGCTCATAGAATGTTACTGTTCTTGGATAGCCATTAGCATCATTCCAAGGTGAAGTAGTTGCCCATGTAAAGTCTGGCTGACTTAATGACCATGACGTATGACCAGTTCTACTTAACTTTCTTGGTGCGTGTGCGCTATGACAGATATACATAACATCTGCTGATTGCGAGATGTGTAATTCAAATAAGTCTGTCTCTAAATATGGCGTGGTAATCTCATAGATACCATCTGTTCCAGATACAGTAGAAGTTGCTGTTGCTCCTGTGCCTGCTCCACCTGTAAATGTTACTGTTGGTACTGAAGTATAACCAGAACCAATAGCAGTTACAGACACTGCATCTACACCCATTGTGATTGTAGCCTCTGCAATAGTAGATGTATCACCACCTTCAAACGTTACTGTAGGTGGGGTTGTGTAATCATGACCACCGTTTGTTAGTGTAACAGTATCTATCTTCATAGTTGGGTCTAATACTGCTGGTGTATCACAAGCGCCTGCAATAGTTATCTCTGGAATTTCGGTATAACCTGTACCAGCATTGGTAATGGTTATTGCGTCTATCTTACCTGCTCCGTTGATAGTACAAGTGGCTGTAGCACCAGAACCAGTGTCGTCAACATCTAAAGCAGTAATAACTATAGTCGGGGCTATTGAATAACCTGTACCACCGTCTGTGATTGTTAAATCATCAACTGCTAAATCTAACGTTGCTGAAGCTGCAGAACCAGCACCACCTGAGAATTTAATCGTAGGCACTTCTGTGTAACCAGCGCCAGATGCTGTCTTAGTAATAGACTCTACTGCTAGAGTTGCTGTTGCTGTAGCGCCAGTTCCACCACCGCCAGTAAATCCTACTGTTGGAACGGTAGTATAGTTATCACCACTAGCTGACATTAATACTTCTAGTACAGAATTTGGGGTAGTAGATATTTGACCGTTGTCTTTATAGAATCTAATGTACTGATCGCCAAACTCTAATACATAAGACTGGGTTATGTTAAACTCGAAAGGGATTAATCTTACTTCCTTGGTTGAGTCTTTAACCTCTGAAACGAAGTGAGTTCCACCTCTACGAGTAGCACCACCATGAGGATATACCACCATGTTAGTTAGCTCACTGCAACCGTTAAAATATTTCTTAAAGTCAATCTGTCCTTCAAGACGAGGACTTAACTCCCCAGCTGTAAAGTTAGACTGAAAGGGATGTACTCTAGCCATTTTATCCTCTAAAGCTTGTAAATGTATCTGAAACTATACCGTCAATAAAACCTTCTGCACCATCTATACTTCTTGATTCTGAAACCTTAGCGTCATACAACTCCCACATCTGCTTAGATAAGGTATTACTACCTGTAACAGAATAAGCTAACTCTGCAGACATACGCGAAGTTAGTAACTCTGTGAACATGGAATCGAATTGCGCTGTGTCAGTAACTTTAGCAATGTATAAAATCTTTGCACTGTCTTCGTTACATAGTAGCTTACGACCTTCTACCTTGAAGTTAATATCTTGATAGTCCATCTGAAGGACTCTAAGACAATAAGGATCTGTAGGTAAGGTGAACTCAGCAGTGTAATCAAATGCTGGAGTTGTTGATAGCTTACTTAACTCTGCTCTTGCTATAGCAAAGTTCCAAGGATGTGACCTTAATAGGGCATCTCTGGTTGGAGCATAAAAGGCGTTACAGAGTCTTGCTCTCTCTGTATCGTCAGTTAGGGAAGTGATTGGATCGTCACCAAGCTTGCGTAATGCGTTTGAACAAATGGAAACCTCTGTTGCCATATCTCTTCTCCTGAATGTGGTGAGGACAACCCATTATAGGAAGCCCTCATTTTTTCTTACTTTAGTCTAGTACGTAAACTACGTAACCAGAAGCTGTGTCAGCATCAGCAATAGCTGTATCTTCACTTGTTAAGCGAATAGATACGCCACCTTGCGATGTGAACGTCTTAGTTCCTGCAGTTAATGCAGAACCCATAGCAACTTCACCAGTAGTATCAACGTCAATACCGTTGTCAATACCATCTGAATCTGCAGCTACAGCAGCACCGTCAAGATCTGTGTAAGCATCCCAACCAATGTCCATAGTAGCACTAGCAGTAGTCCAGTTGTGATCTACGCGACACATTGCACCTAGAACACGAACAGTACCAGCAGGTAAACGTACAACTTCCGTAGAAGATGTAGCATCACCAGCGCCAGACTGAGTGTGATCGAAGTAAGCAATTCTCAAGCGACCATGAATGTCAGCTGTATCTTCTCTTACAGAAGGTGAAGCGTCAAATCCAGTTACTTGAGTACCTTTTTGTGTAGTAATAGCCATTTATATTCTCCTATTATTCAGTACACGCAATCTCTACTACTTTCTCGTCTTCAACACGAGTAGCACCGATTGTCATTGATAAAAATACTTGAGTAGCATAGTTCTTGTCATCACGCTCGCTGATGCGAGTTTGAATCTCTGAACCCATTGCTAGACCAAGACCTGATTTACAGTACACAGTAACCTGACGGTTGCCATCTGTATCTGTGCCAACACGCTCTGAACGTACAAACTTAAAGCCTAAGAAAGAATCTAATTGACCTTGTGCCAACGCTTTAACAGTGTTGTAGTCAGAAGATTTAACTTCAGTAGAGTTAAGTAAGTCTGTAACTTGCTTCGCAGTAAGAATACAGAAACGCTCTTCTTCAGCATCTACGTCAGAACCATCAATGATTTCTTTAGCTTCTAAAAGCTTAGTAACAGTTAGACCTGCTGAACCATGAACGATCTTCTGTGCAGAAGGAAGTGCGATAGTAGTACCACCAGCAACGCCACCATAAGCATTACCAACTGCAGCTTCAATAATTGCAGTATCCATAGCACGACCCATTGCATTAGCACCAGCCATTGCATACTCGCTCTGTGGAGTGATTAACATACGAACCTTATCTTCCTGGTCGATTAAATCTGCCCAGTCGTAGTCATCCATTGAAACTCTACGTCTTGAATGTGGAGTATCCATACGTGGAGTATCTGAGTGACGTGAAGTACGCTTTTGCGCTGAAACTGCACCAATTCTTTCGAAGAAGTGATTCTTACCTGTTACCGATTCGTAACGAACCGTATCGCGTAATCGTGAACCTTTTTGTTGTGCAAGGTGCAACACATTACTTTTATACTGCTCGATAAAAGCAGTTGTGATTTCAGTGGACATAATGCCCTCCTTTTATTATTAAACAAAAAAACGGTCATTATCCTTTCGGGTGTCCTGTCTATCACGCTGACTAAACGGGTTTAAGAACCACCTTTAACCTATCGTTATCCATAAGGGCGATGTACGGTTGGTGCGAATTTTACCTCGCTTGATTATTATCTTACCACTAATTATAGGCTTTATCAAATAATTGTCGCATTTCTTCTTGAGCGTCTTGATGTTTAGGACTTGTTGCATCCCAGTAAGCGTTAGACTTATCTCCGTTAATCTGCTCAATACGCATCTTAGCATCTAGTGGACTCATTACTAGAGAGTTGTTAGCAGTACCTTGTGCTGAATCCTCCGTAATATCTTTACCAGCATTAGCAAGTAGTCTAATCAAGTCTGGATCATTCCCAAATCTTGGATCAGATAGTTTCTGCTGTAGCTCTGGTGTGCCATACACTCTTAATGCCCTCTGTGCTGCTGATAAACTTTTATCATAATTAGCACCAAATTCTTCTCTTAGGACTTCTTCTGTCTGAACACCTGTTGCATCACCTGCAACTTGCTCTTGATTCATTTGATAATCAACAGAACCTTTTTGCCATTCGACTAGTCCTTGCATTTGTTTAGGTGATAACCCTAGATCATGTCCTGTTTGTTTAAATGAGTTCATCATTTCCTCTGGATAGTATTGTTCATATCCTTGAGGCACTTCAACTTCGTAACCATCTGCTGATTCAGGTCTACCAAGTTTTGAATATAACTCGTTCATCTCTTCATCATTCTTAGGGATAGGGATTCTACTGCCCATCATCTTTTGCTGATGAATAAGTGTTTTTGCTGCAGACTCGACATCATTAATACTTGAAAGCGTTGGATCTGCTCTCAATTCCTCTGATAACCCCGATCTCCAATCTTGGTTACCACTCTCAACAGGTGCTACTACTTCTGCATTATCCGTTGTTTTCGTGACCATTTCTTCACTCATAACTTTATTCCTCTTCTTTTATATTACACATATTTAAAATACGAAGGTAGACAGCTCTTTCACCCTCTCGCCTCGCGGTTTCATACGAGTCACCTTTTACATAGGATTCTCGTAGTTGATATGCCCTGCGAAGGTCATCTAGGACTTTACCCCCAGATATAGACCCAAAACAGTCAGCATAATCTCTTTTGATTTTAGCAATAGCTCTAGGCATTATTGCATTGCCTCTACCATTTGAGCCATACCAGCTTCACTAGCTTCAACATTCTCAGATGTAAGCTGTTGTGCTACTGGTGCTACTGTGGCTGCAAGGTCTGCACCTTGTTGTGCTTGTTGCATAGCCATAGCTTCTTGTTGTTGTTGCATCTCAGCTTTACGCTTCTCTTCAATTACTGCTGGATCACGCATGATGTTCTTAGGAACACCTAGTAATTCAGCTCTTGATCTAATTGCAGCGTCATGGTCAATGTTATCCATAACCTCTGGAGCGATTTGTGCAAGATTAGCAGCCATCTCATATAGTCTTTCTACTGCTGTAGCCTCTTCCATTCTCTGAGAACGGGCTAGAGGACCAACGTATTCAATATCAATATCAATACCATCTAACGATCCTGGTGCAGGTGCAAACATTTCATTACGTTGCATGATAGCGAAACATCTTTCGATAAGCGGATTCAAGAACTCTGTCTGGAATCTACCAAGTGTAGGACCTAATAGACGTTGCATTAATTCATAACGAACCTGAACCTCTGTAGCTGTCATTTGTGGACCACTCTGTAACTCTAACTGATCTGAATAGAATGCTTGTTTAATAGCACCACGTAATTCAGTCTCTTTCATATCGGATACATCAAATCTTGCACCAGTATTAAGAGGTTTGATTGCGCCATCTCTACGAACAACAGTAATACCTGCTGGTGTAGTCTTAACTCTACCGATTACACCGTCATCTTCTACTAGAAGTGGTGGATCAATAGCTTTAGCCCATGCTTTAAGACCTAACTCTACTGCTTTATTCAGAGTTTTGATGTCTGGTAGAGCGTTGTAAGCAGGTGAACGACCGTATTCTTCGCCAGAAGCCTTAGACCATCTAGTTACAAGGTATGGCATTTCGTTATAACCACCTTCTTGTACTACGTTCTTATCTTCTTTACCTATATGAATACTTATAAAAGGTAGTTTAGATTGTTTCTTGCTTTTATACTCTTCTGAAGGCATTACACAATGAATGAATGTAAACTTCTTGTCAGGGTTATTCTCAAATGCTTCTTGCACTTTAGGACCTACTGCATCACCCCACTTCTGTTTGGCTTGTCTAGCAGTGTATTCAAACTTCCTATATAAGGTATCAATCTTGCCTTGATGATTCTCTGAGATGAAATACTCTGAGATATGAAGTGTTCTGAAGTTAAAACCGTTCTCAGCTTCTTCTGTTTCAATACAAGATGTACCAATAGAACAAATATCAAGATAGAACTCATGAACCTCTGTATTGAAGTTAGATGAATTGAATGCTTTGTACATTCTATTACGACAGTCCTCTAACCACACCTGTACTTCTCTACTCTGGTTAAGACTCTCGTCTCTTACACGTAAGTGAAACCATGGCAGTGATGCTGATGTTAAAGTTCCTTGTAATGATGCAGCTAATAATGTGTTCGCATGAATTGCTGACGAATCATATAGCTTCTCGGTACGTTTAGAACCTTTAGCATACTGAACTGTAACCTCTGCTTTACGAGGCATTACATAGTCAAGAATCTCTTGCCAATGAATTTCCCATGTCTGCTTGCCTGACTCTAATCTCTCTAGTCTTTTTAATATTTGTTCGACCATCTCTACACCGCCTTTTTACCTGAGCCAAGTAAAGAACGTGTTTTGACATCTGCTTCGTCTTGAACACCTTCTCCACCTGTTAATAACAGTGAATATCTGCCTGATTGCTTTTTAGCTAATAACTTGCCTTTTTCTTCAGCTAGTGACTTTTCACCCTCTGCCTTTTCTTTCTCACGAGCCTTTGACTCTGCATTGTAATCTACAGGTGCTGGTGGCACGTAAGGTGTTGATTTCTTTCCCATTTTAGTCTCCTAACCATTTACATTCGCGTTCAAGCATACCATATATGTTGGCATCCTTCCCATTTTCTGATATTTCTCGCATTGTCCCTTCGTGAACAAAACCGAGCTTTTTGAGTATTACGTTCGCCCTTTTGTTGTCCGTTTCAGTATATGCGGAAACTCTATGGCATTTAAGTTGTCTGAAAGGGTACTCACACAGAGTGCGTAATATTGATCGAGTTAGACACCCTCTATCTTCAAACGCTGCTGAAAATACAATGTCTTCTACACGATACTCGCTAAAAACAACTCCCCCGACAAGTTCTCCGTCTTTATACATACCAAAGTTGACGCTTGCGCCAAAATTAGTAGCATTTACACGCTTTGCTACCCAGTCTGTAACCTCTTGTCCTGCATTAGGTACGAGAGTTATCATCCTTTAAGCAATGATTCCTTCTTGTCCCAGTAGTCTCTTTCTGCTAATAGTGATGCTTGAGGTGCTTTTTCACCATCTTTTACAGATGCTGATGCTTTTTTAGCTGACTCAATCTTTCTTCGTGTGATTCTGTCTAGCTCTTTTCTATCTACCGCTTCAGTTGTTTCTTCTGCTGGTTGGATAAAAGGAGCTGGTGCGCTTTTCTTGCCCATATTAACTACCTAATAGTGATTTCTTTTCAATATCTGGACTACCCAAAGTACCGCCTGCAGTAAGTACCGTACCGTATCTACCTTTTTTCTTTAAGTTCTTGAATCCAGGATCAATTTCCTTAGCTACCTTTGGCGCTGCTTCCACTTCTGGTGCTAACGCTACCTGTTCAACTTGTTTTGGCAAGTCTGGCTTACCAAATATTAGTCCTGTTGCCGCTCTTACTACTCCACCCATATTATTACTCCTTAAAAAATACTAAATTCACTATCAGCTTGATACTGTCTTTGAGATACTTCATGAATCCTCGCAAGACGAAGAGACATAACCGCATATCTCATTGATGAAATCAAGTCATCTTTAAACGGAACTATTCGACCGTCCTTTCTATGATACATTCTTAACTCCTCGAACAAACCACTTTGTGTTGAAAAAATCTTCAATCTACCTGTTTTCATCCTTTCTAACAAGTCCATTATCCCAGATTCTAGTGAAACTCCACCCGAACCTTCCCTTTGACCAGGAGTAGGAGGGTTTGTGAACCAGCCTCCCCATGATCTACCATTGCCTTTAATCATGTTTACACCTAATTCACGATACTGATCTGCTAATGGAGTGCCTGATCCTTTGTCTGCTTGTCTACCATCTCTGGGCCATACGACTGGTATCCACTTTGGTCTAGCATTAATTGCTGCTGCATGCACTGCTGGCACTTCTTGAGACTGAGAATGTGAGTCATATATATAAGCTATGTCTGCATCTCTATCCCATGCAACCCATATTGCTGTTGTCGGGTGATCCCAACCATAGTCCATGCCACAAATCCTGGGAAAGTGAGAAGGAATCTCAAATGGTTCACACTTAATAGAATCTTCTGGCACTGGAAACACTAAACCTGAGCCAAGAGAAGGAATCCCTTGTTCACGCATCTTTCTTTCATGAGGAGGCAGTGCTGCTAGAATCTGTTCTTTGACATCATCTGTCATGTGAGGTGCATCATCCCAACCAGCTTGTTGCATATACTGGCCAGGTTTTAAATCATTAATAAATTGAGCGATGGTTTCCGTCATTCCACTCTCTGGAGTAAATGTCATATAAACCATTCCACCTTTATCCGCTGTACGAGTTACAGACTGCGAGTAGATTTCTTGTGGTGGCTCTTCATCTAGCCAGATAACATCTAGTGACTCACCCATCCACTTCTCTCTGCCCATCTCATAAGCTTTAAAACCGATCCTCGACCAGCCTCCAGAAACATGCTTTACCATACAAGAGTTATGTGCATTAGGTACACCAGGCTTCCTAGTAGCATCACCGATAAGTTTAAGAGGTATTGCACCTGTACCACGAGAATAAGGATCGTCTGGCTGCCCGAACAATTCTTTCTGGCAAATATCACGAGTAGTTTCATTCGATGCACCACCTGCCCAAGCCCTAATAGGTCTATCCCATCTTCTACCTTTCCACCAGTCAGGGTAGAGACCAGTCAAGTGAAATGCTAACTCTGCAGCACCACAAAAAGACTTACCAATACGATTACCAGCCATCAATAGTTTCTGTGACGCTATAGCGTTATGATATTTCTCCTGATATTCATACGGCTTGTAATACTTCAGCTTATTATGATCTTTCCTAAATTGCAATTCCTTAGCAATCTTTAATGCTTCTTCAACGTTCATTCTTCTTCCTGTACCAAGAGTTCGGTATGGTATTGAATCTGTTCGGCCAACATTACAATCACATGACTTTCAATATCATCTACCTTCATGCCAGCCTTAATTTGACTAGCTAACTTATGAATAGCTCTTAACTTAACTTTACAATCTTCAACCTTGTGCTTCATTACTCTCCTTTTAATAACATTAATAACAAAGTGTTTCCCTACTGTAGACTCGTCACTTATCCCTTATGCAGCAGTATTATTAGATTCTGCTAATATAGCCTCATCTTCTACACTTGTAGAACTTTCTGGGGTCACATCGATGACATTGGCGTTTAAAAGACGATCTAACTCTTCCTTCAACTCCTCATCTGACTTCTTATCTAACCCCGATATCTCTATCTGATTAATAGCGTTAAACCCTGCTCTATCAAGCAAATCCTTACAAGCCTGCAGTCTAACACTATCATTACTTGCATTCTTGGCTAAGTCCAAAACCCCTGCAAGCCCTAGTGTAGCGCTATCTGCAATCATTCTAACAGTCTCCTGCTGAATCTTATCAGCAAACTTCCTCTTCAGCTGATAACCCTTTTGCTTTGCAGTATCCTCGCTATATCCTGCTCCAGCAGCACACTTAGAAGCGTTGCCTGCCCACTGTGAACCTACGAAAAGCCTTATAAACTCTGCCTGACGCTCGTTTCTAACTAAATCTGTACTCATCTTGACTGGTCTCCTGTTTACTTAGGTAAATGATAATGTATTTTCCCTCCGCTGTGTGACTACTACCTTATGTATATAGCACGGGTAGCTGTTTGGTGGGCGGGGGGTCGTCTGAAAAGCGTTGCAATGCTGATGCCATGGCCTTTTATAGCGTTTTTGCTATGATAGGCATATTGCAGGGTTGGCACTAGGGACGTGTGAGAGTGTATGTGCAACGTTAATTGAAGCATTAATCGAAGCATTAACTATCGAGTTACATTTAGAGCTACATTGTTATGACTGAGATAATGCTTGGCTTGTTGCATGATTGTATAGCGTGGCTTGATGGGATAGCTTGAACTAACTAGACTTGTATTACTCTATACAGCTATATAGATATAAGCACTATACCAGGAGCATTGTATTCCCTTTATTAGTCGTCGACGTCGCACCCTGTATTGGTCAACAATACCTAAATGATATTATCATTGCTGGCTTAGGTACAACGCACCAAGTAAGACCGTATATATAAGTAAACAGAATTAGTTAATAAATACATTACTACATATGTAGAAGTATGACTATAATGTAAGAAGCAATTACGCTAACACATGGAGAAAGACAATGAATACATATGAAACGCAAGAGATGACTAGGAGCGAGGCGCACAAGTTTACCGCTTGGCATGCTGATACTATTGGAAC